TGCTCTTCCGATCTCCACATTTTCTCCAACGCCCCCGACTTCCTTGGGGGTTACAAACTCATAACCATTATCAATTGCTTCTTTAATACGGTTATTTGCATCAACCATGATGTGTAGGTGGTAACCAGGAATTTCTTTATTGATGCCCAGTTTAAGCTGAGTACCATTAAATACGTTCTTCCTCTTGCGTTGTGGCTTTGCTTCCTGTGGAGCTTCTGCTGGTGCTTTCTCGCTTTGCACCGCGTCCGCAAACGCAGGGATGACAGGGGGGCTACTAGCTTGTTGAACTGACTTAGCAATGCGTGGCATATCTTTATTCCTTCATTATACAGTAGTTGAGAATGATACTTATTCCCAGGCGTAATCTGCTAGGTATTGCTCTCGGGTCTTGATAAGACCTTGCTTAATATACCTATCACATGCCGCCCTGGCATCAGCAGGAAGATTCTCATATACATGAGCACTAGAACTTGCTCGGCTTTGCCGACCAGAACCAGATTCAACCTTGCTTTCTGCCTTTTTCTTGGGCTCGCCCTTGAACCTACCTGGAAACTCTTCTTCAAGAACTTCGTCCAATTTGTCCAAAAACTCTTTGCCCTTTAGATTCGGGAACTCAAATCGAAGACTTTCTCCCACTCCATTAGCCATACCAGTCAATCGCTTATCTGTACCAAACCAAGGGTTTTTATCGAGCCACACTTGAAGCTCTGGTTCAACCTTACTGGCAGGGAGTTCCGTGTCCTTGACTGGTGTTTCAGCAGCTTTTACGGCTTGCTTGGCTTGTTTGGCTTCATCTTTAACGGTGTCGATGGCTTCGTCAAGTGCATTGACTTTTTGCCCATCGCCGTCCGTAATGGCTTGTGCCCGACTTTCCTTGAGTTGGGTGATGCGTGCTTCATACTCTTCTACCTTTCGTTGATAAGACTCCTTCTGGAACTTTTTAAAGTCTTCCGCAGCTTCACGGAGTTCCTTCAATTGTTCCTTGGTGGCATTAAGATCCTTCATAAGATTTTCGTTATTCTTACGGAGGATAGGCAAGATCTCTCGACCTCGCTTAACAAACACATCAGCATCCACCCATTCAGCTTCTGAATGACCCCTACTTACAAACTTTTCCTTGGGGACCCAGCCTTGGGACTCTGCTTCGCGGACGACTTCAACATCAATTTCTTCACTCATAGCTTTCTCCTAAACTGTTGCGACAATACCACATTTCTTAGTGCTTGGCAAGATACGGATCAACTAGATCCACATCTGCATCCAAAACACCAGTAATGTCCTCATCATTGACTAGCCTATATGCGTGCCCATCTTTACCCACATACAGCAAACCTGCGTACTTTGCAAAGATGACTTTATCTCCTACTTTGCACCAAGCTGGATTTGTTGCATAGCACTGTTTACCCATTGCTACCACGATTCCAGTAGTGTTTCCCATTTGTTCCCGTTCCTTACTTGCTTCAGTAGTGAGAATAATCCCACCTTTTGATACTTCTTTAACTTCCTTAGGTTTGATCAGAATTCTCCAACCTACTGGAGTGATACCCGATTCATTGGACGTACTCATTTTCTACTTTCCTTTCTTGTGGTGGTTGCATGTCTTCATATTGGAGGTTCAGCAAACTACCAAGTATTTTACATCTGCCTCTTACTTCAGCTTCGTTTTCTACTCCGTGTACAAGCATTTCTTTCATATTTTCCCTGTCTTCTTCCATTAGCTTAAAAAGCTTTTTAGTGACTGGATGGAATTTCCATTCCTCAAAAAGTTCTTTAGTTACAGCTTCCATTTATTTTGCTCCTGATGCTGGTTGAGTTAGTTTAGACATATTTTCCTGTGCTGTCTCTTGTTCAGTTACTTCCATCTCTTTCATTGAAGTATACACATCATTCATGGTCTTGATAGAACCAAGAATTCCTTCTCTACGTTCTCTTGCCATTGCGATCTGAGTATTGATCTCGTTGATACGATTCTTCTGGGCTTCATGCATCACACCAATCTTGATGGCTTCAGCTTCAGCTTCTAGCTTCTGAATCTGAGCTTGTTGCAACTCGGCTTCAGTCATCATCTTCAATAGACCCATCTTCATCTTCAAATCTTGCTCGGCTTTCTTTGTCTGAGCTTTTAGTTGCTCAATCTGCATCTTGGGATGTACAAACGGAGGAAGGGCATGTGGTCCCTTAGGATCGGGCAACACCTTATCAATATCCGGAATCTTCATTGCTTTCAAGAAGATTCTTTCTGCCTGATACTTGTCATACAAACCCATAGCCGTAGTTGCCCGCTCGATGATTGCATGAGCTTGCACCAGTCGTTGTTGATCCGATGTGATACTGGGATCAGCAGATGGCATTACATCGGTTACAGGACCCTCATAGTCTTGCGGAAGAATAACGCCACCAGATCCATCTTTCATGTTGGATACGTACTTGGTTTCTTCATCTACAAAGATCTGATTCAAGCGATACAGCTTGCGGAACTCTTGCTTGAGACTACGATACGTCCGCTTGAAGATACCATTGAAGATCTTCATGCCTTGTTCGGCCATAGTCCGAGTAGTTTCAGCAGGAGTATTCTGTCCAGGATTCTGACCAGTCAAGATATCCACAGAGCCACCAATACGTTCACCGTAGTTGATAAGCAAGCTCAATAGAGTGTGCAGAACTTGAGAGGGCTCCCGGACAGGCAAGGGGACAATGCCTTTATGCAAATCGTCTCCAGTAGAGTCAACGTGCTTCCACTCCATAGGGGCAAAGGTAGCGCTACCACCCCTGATCTTGATGCCTCGGCTGAAGAATCCGCCTGCGGTATTTGCCAGAGTACCGGAATCCACAAGTTGATTGATCAGGGTATTAATGGATTCGTTAAGAGGACCAAGCAGAATACCAAACCCAAGATCATAGAAGCCCCCATCTGGAGAGGGAATAAAGGGATATTTGGTGAAGTACTGCTCTGGCTCAATTTTCATGACTCTCTTCTTGTCGTCAAGCTTGACACAAGACAAATCAAAACGAGCAACAATGCGAGCAACTTCTTTGCTATCCCTGCGTACAAAAACAATGTACGGCTCTGCATAACCATCATCATCAAAGTCAATGTAGCAATGCTGCTCAAGAATTTCAATAGGAGTACTGGAGTCGTTGGGCTCTGGGGGGCTGATGCCTTGTGCTTTATCTTGGGCTAGTTGAAGAGGTTTGCCCATGGCAATAGCAGAATCTTGTCGTCTGCCCTCGGACACATCTCTCCACAAACCGTTTGCAACTCTCTCGTAAATCTCATTGCGAGACATTTGTATTACGTGCGTAATACGAGGAGCAGTTTCCAGGCTCTTGGTCCAGTAGTTGACAACCAAGTCTTTAGCTAGAACATTCTCAGAGATATTGTGCTTCTTCATTGGGTCGTAATAAGACTTTTTGAAAGCACAACCAATGATAGGTTGTGTAATCAATACCTTATCCATCTCCGCTTCCCAGTCCTCATCTTCTTCCAGAAGCTGATAGGACATGTGGGCTTCTACACGGTCTGCCCTTAGCTGCCGCATCCCATCCGGATCGGTACCAACGATACGGCATTTTACCGGCCTGTCTCCATCAACAAGTACCGGGTAACTCCGAGCGTGGTATTGAAGAGCAGCAATAGTAATGAGAGGAAACTTGATGTTTGATGCGTTGGGCCAAGGAAAATTCTTGGCCTCAGCAACTTGAAGAGCCAGCTTCAAACTGGCTTCCGTCCGCTTTTCCCAAGCAGACCTGGATCGGAGATCTTCCTCGAAGTCTTTGACTACTTGGGCTCCTATCGTTTTCCTATCTTCTTCTGAAAGCAAGTCAACTACATTGGTTGCAGTTGCAAGCGTGTCCAGTTTGAACTTGTGTTTTAGTTCCATATTTTTTCTCTGTTAGTGATTGGTATATTTGAGTTCGTTTTTCTGACGAGCTTTTTCTTTGTAGTTCCGAACTTTTTCTTCGGACTTCAAGTAATCCTCAGGTCGTTTTTCATTCTTCTTGGTTTTTGTTTTAACCTTGATTGGTTGCCACTCATCATCAGAGAGGAGGTCCAAGTACTCTTCAGTATCCTGTAACAGCACTTCGACCCCCCTCTTCAGAAGATCCCGTTCTGACCATTTCCGCATATTGTTCTTCCTCTTCTTCTTTTTCAGTTGGAGCTTCCCACATCCTGTCAATCATCAACCCCAAGTATGCCCAAGCATCTACTTGGTCGTCATGCCGATCTCTAGGAAATTTTACAAGTTCTTCCTCAAAGTCTGGGTACCAATCCGCATCCTTATCAAATTTGCAGGCTCCGCTTCTCATACGAGCTTGGATACTTCTGGCGCGTGTCAACTTGTCTCCGCTTGGTTTCAGGACATAGGTATTGATAAACACACCACGCTTCATCATAGCTTCATTCAGATAGGGGCCTATGGATTTGGATATTGTTCCCTGTTCGATTCCAAACAATGTCGGTTTATAGATCTTATGGATCATCAATATTGTATCAACAATTTCCAAGGCATCCATTCTTTCCCTGATAACGTGCTTGCAGAACAGTCTGCCCTCATCGTCCATACCACCCACTATAAACGCCGAGTAATCGGCTCTGTCGGCTGTAGATACAGCCAGATCACAGGCCGCATAGTACACGAGTTTCTTCTTCTCGTCAGCAGTACTCATAGGGATGAAGTCTGCCCTTCTGAAAAAGGTATTAGTAACATCTATGGGGATATTGAGCATTTCCTGGGAATAGACATCTGCCAAACCCTGCCTTACATAATCCTCCTTCTGAAGACGAAACTCCTCCGCAGACTTCATTTCCGGCCAGAGCAGCTTGGAGAAGTCGTCA